AGTCCTGAAGAAGGAGGTGCTCCCCATATAATTTTGTTAGATGCGATACGGGGTAAATATGATTTTCCTGAACTCAAAGCTGTAGCTATGGATGCGTATAAGTATTGGGAACCGGAAACAATTGTTATAGAACAAAAAGCAAGTGGTGAACCTTTAACCCATGAGTTTAGGCGTATGGGTATACCAGTTGTACCTTTTGTTCCTACTCGTGGTAATGACAAACATACCCGTGTAAATGTTGTGGCACCAATTTTTGAATCGGGACAGGTATGGTTTCCACACGGAGAAAAGTTTGCGCATGATGTAATAGATGAGTGTGCGGCTTTTCCAAATGGTGCTAATGACGACTATGTTGATTCTACAACACAAGCGTTACTAAGGTATCGCCAAGGCAACTTTGTTGAGTTATACTCAGACTATGTAGATAACGAAGATAGACCACCAAAAGAGTATAGGTATTACTAATGGCAATAAAAGGCATATTATCACTTTTAAAAAAAGCAAAAACATCTTATGATGAGTTTTACGGATTACCAAAGCCAAAACAAACTGAGGCTGCTGAGTCGGTAGCCAAGGACCCTGATCCGATAACCAAAACTAATTTACCGGCATTAAGCAAACAAGAACAAGGGCTCACGACTCTTTCGCCAGGTGGTCGTGCAGAAGCTGAAGATTTTCGTCTAACTAACTTGTATAAAAAATTATCTAAGAATGCAGTGTCAAAGCCTTTAAGTTTTGGCGGAACTAAAAACAGACCCTTTACCGATGCACAACAATTTTATTATCTTCAAAACAAAAATTTTAGTGAACCTGAAGGACAGTTTGGTTCAGCCTTATTTGATGTGGTTGCTGGAGATACAAGCACAAGAAAAATGCCGGGTTCATATTGGATGGGTTTAGTCACAAAGGATCAAGGTAAATATATGATGCCTGGATATCAAAATGTTAGAAAGAATATTACAAAAGAGGAGTTGGCTGATACTAATCTCTTACACTTTGATGAGAACAATAAACCTATTGGTGGATTACTTTTAGCATCTGAAACAGCTAAACAGCCTTTATCAAAATTAACTTTACTTAAACAAATTAAACGCAATCCAGCAAATAGATTTTTTACTTTGAAAAATTTTATGGATCAATCGGTAAAGCAGGATCTCAAAGATTATCAAAAGTTTTACACAAATTATGTAGATAGTATGGAATCATCATTATCTAAAGCAGGGGTTAAATTGACAAAAGAGGAAAACGATTTAATTCGTAACACCAAAAGACAATTGAAAGATATAAGATTTCCATATCAAAAAGGTTTACTTAATGCAGTAGATCAAGGTCAAGGCGGTGGTGCATTTTCTATAGAAGGTATGGAGTTTAGGTTTCCAATAGAGTTTGCCAATATCTTTTTAAAACACGGAAAAAAGATTGAAGCAAAAAGTCCTGAACTGTTAAAAGGTAAAGACGCTATTGAAAAGATGGAAAACCTTATGAAAACTAAATTAGTAAGGTCTATTGAAAGAAGTCAAGCTGACGGAATAAATTCAGCAGGTACGCAGTTACAATATAGAATACCAGGAGCAGATGATTATAGAGAACTGATTATAGTGCAAAAAAAATTACCGCAAGGCCATACAGTGGCACACGGGGGACTAGGTAGCCCAATGAACAATGTGCTTGGACATATTCGGTATCAGTATAATGATTTTTTAGATCCGGCAAGTGGTAAACCACAAGGAGGTAAAATTGCAATTGTTGATGAAATACAATCTGATATTGCTGCGGCAAATGCTAGAGGTATTCGCGAAAGAGGTGAAGTTCGTGGTATTAACCCTATGGGTGCACCTGAGATCAAAGTATTGACAGATGAAGCCCTGGATGATATCGCCGCAAATTCTAGAAAAATTTTTGATTACACCACCAACCCTGCAAACAAAAATAGTATTGATATACAAAAATTAACAAAAGAAACTGAGAATACGGACGCGCGTTTAAAAATGTTACAAAAAATGAAAGAAAAAGCCGAAGGTTCAGAAAACAAAAGACAAGTTCCATTTGTACCTTTTGCACAAGGAGGTAAAAAAGACAGAGAGAATTATGCTGATTTTTTTCTCAAACAACTTATAAAAGAAATACCAGCTGAAAAAGATAATGTACAGTGGATTGGTATTGCACCAACTACACTTTCACAAGCTCCAAAGTTAGAAGGCGGAATTATAACAGGAGCAAGAGGTCGTTTAGGTAATTGGGAATTTTATGGGACCTCTGATGGTAAGATGGGGATAAAAGGTGTTAAAGCTGTTAAAAGAGTTCCTACCGATAACAGAGGCAACACTAAGAATGAAGCAGTTGATACAAACCCAAACCCTGATTCTATTCTAATGACAATTATGAAAAGACTTGCTAAAGAATATGATAGTGAGGTAAAATTAATTAAAGTTGCAAAAAGCGATCCTAACAAAGAATTTAAAGCTATTAGAAGAATTCCAAACTGGGATGAAAGTTTAGCTTATAATAAAAAAGCTACGGGTCCAAGTGATGATTCAATTGAAATATTACACGCTAGTGATTCGCAAAAAGATATGAGCAGGTTTCTCACAACACTCGCTGAAAGAGATCTTAGAGCAGAACGTATGGCACCTGGTGATTCCAGAAATTATTTTACAACCTATGCTTTGAAGCTAACACCAGCTTTGAAAGAAGCACGAATGAAAATTTACAAGAAAGAGGGAGGTCTAGTCGTAGACCTTTTTAAATGGTAGGATAACTTATGGCAAAAATAACAAAAGAAGAAATTATAGACGATATACAAAGAGATTTTGCTTATGACATAATAGGTGATATGAATCCTTTTAAAAAGGGAAAAAATGTCGTAAGTTTAAGTCCTCCAAATCTTATTGAAGATATTCAAAAAACAGATAAAGCAAGAAAAGTTGCGGACAGAAAAAGAGGTAAGATGTTTGAAATGCCTGGTGGCTTTGGTATATCCGAAGCAGTGCGTGAGATATCCAAAAAAAGTTATAATAAAGGTGACTTTGTTGAAGTCCCTGTTAAACTTGCAAGAACAAAACCAACGAGGTTGTACTAATGTCTAGAAAAAAACAAAAAAAAATCAAAAAACCTGAAGACTTCGGGAGATTTAGTGAAGCATTGTTAAAAAAAGAATATGGCGATGAATATCAGATCATAACACAAAAAGATTATAAAGATTTAACAAAAGGTCAAAAAAAATTATTTGATCAAACTGTTCAAAACTACGATAAGAAACAAAAAAAGTATGGCAGGCGAGGGCAAGACAACAAATTGTTAGTTATTGGCGCTCAAAACAAACCTAGTCTTGGTATACCACCAAGAACAAAATTTTCTGATTTACGAGAGATTGACTATCGCTCTGCTAAAATGAGACCCACTAATGAAATGTTGATGATAGGAGTACCTAGATTTCGCAGGAAAAATCAACAAGAAGCATTAGAAGATAGTAGAAGCGAAGTTCAGGCAGAGGTTGATTTTGAAGGTGTTGATAAGGGTAAAGTCAGTGCAAGTTATTCTGGACAAAACGAGGGTGTAAACCCAAGGACTGGTTTACCTATTACAAAATCTAATCCAAGAATGCGTATCATAAAAGAATTAAAATATATTGCAAACACACCAGATTATGGTAAAGAAAGACAAGAAGCAGCTAAGCAACAATTAAAAAGTTTTTCAAAAAAAGTTCTGGGTAGAGTAGATGGAGGCTCTGTTCATGTTAAAGGTAAATTAGGTAGAACAAAACCAACAAGGTTATACTAATGGATGAAGATGAAGTTTTAGAACAACAGGTTGATCCTGTTGATGTTGAGATACAAGAACCTACAGAGGACGAAGTTGTTGAAGAAGAAGCAGTAGAGGAAAACTTCTTCACAAATTTAGCTGATGAACTTGACGACACAATTTTAGCAAGTTTAGCTAGTCAACTTGTAACTGATTATAGAAAAGATAAAGAATCAAGAAGCGATTGGGAAAAGTCCTATACATCTGGACTTGATCTTCTTGGTTTCAAATACAACGATGAAGGACAGCCTTTCCGTGGTGCAAGTTCCGTGACGCATCCTTTATTAGCCGAGTCTGTTACACAATTTCAAGCACAAGCCTATAAAGAATTACTACCGGCTGATGGTCCAGTAAAATCTCAAATACTGGGAGATAGAACTCCTGACAGAGAATCACAAGCACAACGGGTTCAGGAGTTTATGAACTATATGGTTATGGAAAAGATGGAGGAATACACTCCTGAGTTTGACCAAATGTTATTTTATCTTCCGTTAGCTGGTTCTACTTTTAAGAAAGTTTACTACGATGAGATTATGCAAAGAGCTGTCAGTAAGTTTATACCTGCCGAAGATATGGTTGTGCCTTACTATGCAACTGACTTAAAAGATGCAGAAAGAATTACCCATGTTCTTAAAATGTCTGAGAACGATATTCTTAAAAAACAAAAAAGCGGGTTTTACAGAGATGTAAAAATTTTGCCTTCACAAATGGATGATGATGTTCAAAACAAGTATGAAGAGCTTGAAGGTGTTCAAAAAATGGGAGACACAGATTATCAATTCAATGTTTTAGAAATGCATGTTGATTTAGACCCTGAAGATTTGACAGGACAAAGTGAAGAAAAGAATGTCAAAGTACCTTACATTGTAACAATTGATGAAGGTTCACAAGAAATTTTATCTATCTACAGAAACTTCACACCTAATGATTCTTTGTTCAAAAGAAAAGAATATTTTGTTCATTACAAGTTTTTGCCAGGTTTAGGTTTCTATGGATTTGGTTTAATTCACATGATTGGTGGATTATCCAAAACAGCAACAGCTGCATTAAGACAATTATTAGATGCAGGTACATTAAGTAACCTACCTGCTGGTTTTAAATCACGAGGTATAAGAATTAGAGATGATGAGCAACCTTTTCAACCCGGTGAGTTTAGAGATGTTGATGCACCAGGGGGTAACATCAAGGATCAATTTCAAATTTTACCATTTAAAGAGCCAAGTGGCACACTTTTTCAACTTTTAGGGTTTGTAGTACAAGCTGGACAACGATTTGCAGCTATTGCTGACATGCAAATTGGTGAAGATAAGCAAAATAGAGCTGTCGGAACCACACTAGCACTACTTGAGCGCGGATCTAGGGTGATGAGTGCCATTCACAAGCGACTTTATTACGCAATGCGTCAAGAATTTAGACTTTTACACCAAGTTTTTGCCGAATATTTGCCACCAGTCTACCCATATGCAGTTTATGGAGGTGATAGACTCGTAAAATTAGCAGATTTTAGTGAAGAAGTTGATGTAATACCTGTTGCAGACCCAAATGTGTTCTCTTTATCGCAAAGGGTGACACTTGCAAGTCAACAATTACAGATTGCACAGTCGAATCCACAAATGCACGACATGCGTGAAGCGTATAGACGTGTTTATGAGGCACTTGGCACTAAGCAGATAGACACTTTACTTAAACCAACACCAGTTCCAGCACCAAAAGACCCAGCAATTGAAAATATGGAAGCTTTACAGATGCAAATACCAAGAGCTTTTCCTTTTCAAAACCATGATGCACATATTCTTGCCCATGCATCGTTTATAAAATCAAGAATGGTGCAATCTAATCCTATGGTTTATGCATTACTTCAAGCACACATATCAGAACACATTTCTTACAAAGCAAGAGCAGTTGTAATGGTTATGGTAATGAATGACGAAAAATTACAAAAACTAAAACAAGAAAGCATGGAGGCATTTCAAGCTGAAACTGAGTCTTTGATTGCTTTACAAGTCGCAGCTATTACAAAAGAACTTGTTGAGGCTGAAGGCATACAACAACAAGATCCGCTAGTAGCACTTAAGTCAAGAGAACTCGATCTGCGTGCTATGGATATGCAGAGAAAAACTATGGAAGAACAACAAGATCAACAAAGAAAACTTTATGAATTTGAGTCTAGACTCGATCTTGATAAGATGAGAAGAGAAGATGCCGAAGCTGCCTCTGCAGAAAGAATAAGGGTAGCTGATGAAAAATTAGACTTAACTGAAAGAAAAATAGAAAACGAGGAGAATAAAAGTGAAGGGTAAAGCATTTGGTCCCCCACCTGAAAAAGGACCTCAACCACAGGGTATGAAACAGGGTGGTTCTAGCCAAGGAGAAAGATTTGTAAAATTTTTTGGAGAGCAGTTTAATCAAAACAAAGATAAAGTTTTAAAAG